AGAAGGTCATCTGGCTCATGCAATGGATGAAGCGGATGAACGTTTTCAGGACACAGGAGATTATGATGAACGAGCAGGTTTCGCAGGCGGAGGTATGAGCAGACGAGCTTTTATGAAATTGATGTCAGGTCTAGCAGCCCTTCCTCTTATTGGTAAAGGCGTTCAGAAAACCGCTCCTAAAGCTATTAAAGAAGTAACCGAAACCATTGCTAGAGATGCAGATGGCATGCCTAAATACGTTTATGACTTAATCGAAGTGGTGAAGGCTAAAGGAACTAGAGATATTATCGAAGGATTTAAGAAAAGTGATTACAGCACCGTGCACACTTACAAAGGAGTGGACGTGATAGAAGACGGAGCTGGAAATATTAAAATTAAAAGTGATAAATCAGGAGTGGCTACCGATCCCTACACAGGAAAATCTCATGAGGGAATATCTCAAGAAAATCATATACAAATCGAAAAAGGTGGAATGGGTGTTAAAGATGAAGGTCTGGAGACACAAAAATCTTTTCAAGAACCTGATGAATATTTTGAAGGAACGGTTTACCCGGATATGGATGGTAAAATGAAAGATCTGGAAGAAGGCCTTGATAAAGAAGTTCACGAGTTCTTTAAAGAAATTGCCGATGAAGTTAAGACTCTTCCCATTCGTACTAAAAAAGCAGGAGGCGGTCCGGTTGATACTCAACAATTAATTCAAATGTATATGGAAGAAGGATTGAGTTATGAAGAAGCGATGCAAGCGGCACAAGCGGCTTCTAATTTGGATATGGATTTATTAAAAAGAGCTTCAGGTGGTTTAGCCCACATGTTAGGAGAATAATGGAAGTTGGTAAATGGAAAATGGCTCAACGTTGGCGTCACTTTAAACGTCCAGCCGATTCAAGAGGCATGTGGAAACAATTTGTCGAAAATGCTAAAGAACCCATTCCAATGGCCGAGGGCGGCGTTCCACAACTCGTACAACCTGGACCAGGGAGATTGGGTTTTGATAAAGGTGGCATGGCTAAAGTCTTAAGTTATCTGGATAACGTAGAACCTGGAACTGAACTCAGCATGAATGATATTATGAAAGTAGCAGGAGAGAATAAATGGAATGTCAGTAGAGCAAATCTTTATTCAGTTCTGAATAATCCTGAGAAGAAACAAATTGCGGCTTCAGGAAACGAGGTTTTTGTTCACGGAGAAGACAAACGTAATTTAATTAAAAAAATTAATCAAAAGATTAAACTTAAAGAAAAATTTAAACAGTCTCCTAATGAAGATCTCTTTAAACAGATTGATATTATGATTGCGGATAAAAAGAAATATCCTGATCTGAAGGCTATTGGAGAAGAACTGGGTTATAAACCCACTAAAAAAGGTCAAGGGGGTAATTTAAGATTAAACAATCCTTTGATGCAAGAATGGCAAAAATCAAGAGGAAGAAATTTAATTCTTGAAATGAGATTTAAGGAATACAAATTAACGAAAGATTCACCCTGGGTGAAGAAGGTGATTGAGTTAAGAAAAGAACTGGGAAGTACCAGAGCGACTGCTAAGAAATTAAAGGTAGATAGAAAAACCATTAGAAATATTACCGAGCAATTTGCGCCTAATATGTTTGGGGATGTGAATCTGAGAAAAAGTGATAAATGGAATTATAAAGCAGTTAGAGCTAAAAGAGAACGTGAGTTAATTAAACGGCTTGGGGGAAAAGACAACGTAGCCGTTCAACAGTATATGAATCTTTGGGATGATGTTGTTGACATGAATGAAGATATTTTAAGAATGAGTGATGATGCCATTTGGAAGAATGAACGAATTAGACAATCCATGAATTTTGACATTACAGGATTAAAATCAGGAGATCCTATTACGTTTGATCGCTATGAAGAATTTTTAGCCGATGGTAAAAAGAATCCTAAGTATTTAAATAAAAAACAGTTTGCCGCTAAAGTTAGAGAGATGGCAGATCTTAATAGTTTTTATAAAGCAGAACATAGTATCCCGATTGCTAGTGAAAAATTATCTGCAGGCTTCCCTAAGAATCTTCAAGTGGCATCGGGTAAAATTGGAGATCAGTTAGAAGCTATTAAATTGTATATTAAAAACAATCCTGATGGAAAACATATTCCTGCACTTAATGAATTTTTAGATGAGTTTGATATTCAGATTCGAGAAGGGGGAAAAACTTATGGATGGAATAATCCTAAAGATAAAGCAGGTTTAAATGTTTATAGACCTGAAAATTATTCTTCTGATATTGTTGATTCTGCATGGACGAAAAGTCAAACAGGAAAAATTAATAATCCAAATTTAAGAATCATTCCTAAATTCACACCTAAAATCTCAGGCGCAGGCGAACTTTATTCCTTCCCCGCTAATCTACCTAAAATGTTTAAGATGATGGGATCAGGTACAAGGAAAGCGTTGGGATGGGTGACAGGTGGTGCTTTAGAAACATGGTTTTATAACTTGGATAAGAAGAATGAAATGTCAAAAGGAAAAAGTGAAGAGGAAGCTGCAGCCATAGCTCTTGAGAATGCAACCTTTGGAGCAACTTCTTCAATATCAAAAAGAAAATATATAGAGCATTTAGAAAAAGTTGCTGAAGATATGGGCATTGATCCAAGAGCTTTTGAAAGTGTTTATAAAATGAATGAATTTCAAGCAAATATTCAAGATACTTTAACGAATTATAATGAGAGTATTAAAAGAGCAAAAGATGAAGGGAGAACAGATCATGCTAAGAAGCTTGAAAACATAATGAATAAATTTTTTGACGATAAACAAGCGGAACTACATAAGATGGCTGAAACAGTCGCTGGTCAAGTTTCTATTAGTAAAACAAAACTTCCTAAACCGAGTTTAGATCAAATTGCAGAGGCTCGGTATAATGTTAGCGATATGGATTTTCTAAGACCTTTGGCAGAAATCAAACTGGTCGCTCACGAAAAATTAAAAAGAGAAAAACAAAGTAAGTGGGAGGATATAAGTCAAAGATCCGATACTGAAGCAGGCGATAAAGGGGACTGGTTAAATGCAAATATTTTTAATCTACAATCTCTTCCACGAGCCACTAAATGGTGGGTGGATACAATTAATCCTTTTACTCCTTTACCAGAAAAGGATGCATGGATGAGTGATTATGAAAAAGAGAGAAGAGCCTTAAAAGATATGACTTCTGAAGAGCGAAAGATTTATAATCGGGAAAAAAGAGGGCTTACTTATGAGTCACCTATTTCAGAGGAAGCAAAAGAGAATTTAAAAATGAGGCACCCAGGGCTCGGTTATGGATTATCCAAAGGGGGCAGAGTCTCGTACCTTGATGGTGGAATAGTGAGTTTATTAAAAAAATGAGAAACCCAACGTTAGTTAAAAATATGCAGCATGTGAAATGGAAAGAGATTCCTCCTTTAAAAGGACCGAATCCACAAGGCTTGCGAAAAGAAGTAAAACAAGATACAAAGAAATCGGAGAAGTTAAATGGCAGACAATCGAATAGATAAAGCTCTCCCGAATATCATACCTGAGGAAACTCTTCCTAAAGAGGAGTTAATCGAAGAAGTTGATATTGCAGAAGAGTTAGGTAAAAAACCAGTTGAAATCACATCAGAAGAAGATGGTGGTGCAACCGTTGATTTTGATCCCAGCAAAGTAAATATTCCTCTCGAAGGTGGAGATCATTTTGGAAATTTAGCAGATATTTTACCCTCAGATATTTTAGATCCTATCGGAATAAAATTAGCTGGAGATTATATGGACTATAAAATGTCCAGAAAAGATTGGGAACAAGCTTACATTACTGGTATAGATCTTTTAGGATTTAAATATGTTCAAAGAACAGAACCATTTCAAGGTGCGAGTGGTGCCACTCATCCAGTACTTGCAGAAGCGGTTACGCAGTTTCAAGCGCAAGCTTATAAAGAGCTATTGCCAGCTGACGGACCGGTAAGAACTCAAATTATTGGAGCATCCAACCCTCAAAGACAATTACAAGCTGAACGAGTTAAAGATTTCATGAATTATCAACTCTTGGATAAGATGAAGGAATATGAACCTGAATTTGATTCAATGTTATTTCATTTACCTTTAGCAGGTTCAACTTTCAAAAAAGTTTACTATGATGAACTATTAGGACGAGCGGTATCAAAATTTGTACCCGCTGATGACTTAGTTGTTCCTTATACAGCGAATTCACTAGAAGATGCAGAAGCTATTGTTCATATTGTTAAAATGTCAGAAAATGATTTACGAAAACAACAAGTCATTGGTTTTTATTCTGATATTGATCTTGCTCCTCCTTCGTATGGACCGGATGACAGATTAAAAGATGCTGAACGTAAGTTAGAAGGAACTGCAAAAACAACAAGAGAGCAAAACATGTACACTCTTCTCGAGTGTCATGTAAATTTAGATTTAGAAGGATTTGAAGATTTACATCCTGAAACGGGTGAACCGACAGGAGTAAAATTACCGTATATCGTAACCATCGAGCACGGTAGTCAAAAGGTTCTTTCAATACGAAGGAACTTTGCGCCCAATGATCCATTGAAGAAGAAAATCCAATATTTTGTCCACTTCAAATTTCTGCCAGGACTTGGATTTTACGGATTTGGACTCATTCACATGATTGGCGGTTTGAGCAGAACTGCAACGGCTGCTCTCCGCCAATTATTAGATGCAGGGACATTATCCAACTTACCCGCTGGATTTAAACAAAGAGGTGTGCGTGTTAGAGATGATGCACAACCTATTCAGCCAGGGGAATGGAGAGATGTTGATGCACCGGGTGGAAATTTAAGAGATTCATTTTTTAATTTACCTTACAAAGAACCATCACAAACTCTTTTACAACTAATGGGTGTGGTTGTTGCTGCTGGTCAAAGATTCGCAGCTATTGCAGATATGCAAGTAGGTGAAGGAAATCAACAAGCAGCTGTAGGCACAACAATTGCTCTTCTGGAAAGAGGATCAAGAGTTATGTCTGCAATTCATAAAAGACTTTATGCTTCTATGAAGGAAGAATTTAAATTACTTGCAAAAGTATTTGCAACGTTTTTACCTCCAGAATATCCATATGATGTTGTGGGTGCAGCTAAAAATGTTAAACAACAAGATTTTGATGATAGAGTAGATGTTTTACCGGTAGCGGATCCAAATATCTTTTCTATGTCTCAAAGAGTTACAATGGCACAAACAGAATTACAACTTGCGATGTCGAATCCTCAAATGCATAATTTATATGTAGCGTATCGCAAAATGTATGAAGCAATCGGGGTCAAAAATATTGATCAGGTATTACCTCCACCGCCGCCTCCTCTCCCAAAGGATCCGGCTTTGGAAAATATAGATGCCTTGGCACAGAAACAGTTTCAAGCATTTCCTGGTCAAGACCACCGAGCGCATATTACATCACACTTAAATTTCATGGCAACAAACATGGTGAGAAATAATCCACCTGTTATGGCTGCTTTACAGAAAAATTGTTTAGAACATATTTCGCTTATGGCTCAAGAACAAATTCAATTAGAATTTAGAGAAGAAATGCAGATGTTGCCACAGTTGCAACAAGCAGCGGCTATGAATCCGCAAGCTCAAATGCAGTTTCAACAGCTTTCGCAGAAGATTGAAGCGAGAAAAGCTATTTTAATTGCTGAAATGACCGAAGAGTTTATGAAGGAAGAGAAAAAAATTACCTCTCAGTTCGATCATGATCCTTTATTAAAACTTAAATCAAGAGAAGTAGACTTGAAAGCAATGGAAAATGTTCGTAAACAAGAAGAAACTACAGCAAGAATCAATATGGATCAGGCTAAACTAGTCCAAAACAGAGAGATCACAGATGATAAACTTGAACAGAATGAAGATTTAGCTCACTTAAGAGCTGATACGGCGATTGCAAAATCAATCATGTCCGCTGAAACTAAACTAACGTCTGATCGTAT